CGGAACATGCGGCGACGCATCCTCCGCGTATATGGCAGGGAAATTTTTGCAGCCCCAGAATCAACGAACTCGGAACTTGGGCGCTTCAACGGTGTTTCGGTGACTCGGGCACCTTCTGCAAAAACCTTCCTGCACGTGCTAAATACATCAATTACGCATGCTGAAAAGATGTCGCCCCCTCCCAAAAAAAATTTGTGGTTTGCATAATCTGCTCAGCCACAAGTTCACTACCAGTGACAAAGACAACAACATCACGATCTGGTATGGGGAGAGAGGACAATCTCAAGCATTTCGCACGAATGTTCGATCTGACAACAGAAGCCGAGGTGCCTCTATCAAAGTCCAATAAAATAGAAGCAACCAAGTGCGGAAGGTAAGCAACACGAAAGTGGTGACAAACCCTACGCGGGAAAACAAATGGTAAGAAGCCACAAGGCAATAAAGCATACAAACCAAAGATGCAACGTTTTGGCGTATCAAAATCACCCAGGAATGAAGTAGCGCACACTCCAACAAGAGCAAAACAACTGATGAACAAACTCAATGCAATTCTCCAACAGGGAACCACCTCACGGGAAATTCCAAACTGACAAGCAACCATGTCCTGTTTGATTTCCTGGATATTGCGAGCTGTCACTATGCGCGAATCATCCTTATACTTCAAAACCATCTGTTCAACTTTAATCTGCTCAGCAGGCACTTTTTCTCCACACATGCGACCCAAAATGTTAATAGTATCATCAACACTGGCGTATGTGCCATCCAAAACGGGCAACACAGGCACCTTCTTAGGAAGGGGTGCTTCCTGAATTGCAACACGCAGGATGGGCATCTGCTTACGCTTATCCTTATAACGAGTATAAGTGTGAGCACTGGAGACAGAAATGCCGCATGAGCGACTACCTTCTGAATCAGAAAGAGGCACTGTAACCTCTGAGTGGACTGCACTTGTTGATCCCGTAGGCACAAGGCCTTCAGGGTCAACTGTGGTAGTGGGAACAAGTTCAACATCACTATCACAAACGCAACCAGGGTGCAAGCCGCGACTATGCTCAGCAGCTTCAAGGAAACACTGACATTGAGGACATATCAAACGACGTTTCCCGTGCTTATCAACAAGCCATTCACCCTGAATTCGCTGGCCGGAATAAGTGCATCCCGAACCATAACCACCTTGCGGCCCTGGGTTCTGTTCAACACCAGCTCGGATCAGCATTGCTTCAATCATTTTGCGCATAGCAGATGCTTTAATACCTGAATGTGCGCTTGCGCGTACAACTTCAATGGGCACAGAAGGCAATTTGGCAAACCTCTTGAATTCAGAGATCGCCTTGCTCAGGTCAAATGGAACAGTTTTCTTTTCACTCACGGCAGCAGGGGTCTTGCGTGCAGGCGCACG